CTTCACGAAGAGAGGATATGCCTCTACAGGGATAATGACATCGTCCCCGTAAACACTGATCTCCGAGGTACTCACATGCAGGGTTGTACATACTGCATGCGCGATACTGAAGAAGATCAGAGACTCCAACTCAAAGGTAAAACCGTTCCCCATACTGGAGAACTTCTCGTAGTGGAATTGAGACTTACCCAAGACGCCAAACTTTGACCTGGTAATGTCCATGACGGCGAGCCATCGACTCGGAAGAAGTTCCCGAACCGTGGATTCCGCTATCGTGTCACTAGCAGAAGAGAAATCAACAGTAGCCAATTTACCACTAAGGCTACCTGCTCTTGCGAGCAATTGGTTCCTCTCCTGTGAGTCCAGGTCAACGCCAACCCAACGAAGCCTACGACGAATCATTTGACCTATGCCTTTCTGGAACCAGAGATTTAACCCCGGTTCCACGGCAATGGTACGATCCGTTTTCGAGTTCTTGGGCACGGTGATAACCTTATTCCCCGCGAAGATCTTCCTTACGGACAGATCCCAACGAGGGTAGATGCCTGCGTAAAGGGCACCCATGAGGTCATCTAGTGGACGCGTTGTTCCGTTTTCACAACGGAACTTATTGACCGGACCGGTATCCACCCCCTTGATAAGGAGTGTTGTACCAGGTCCCCAGTCAGAAGAGTCGACAAAAACTTCCGGATCAAATTCACCGAGAATGGAATCGATTTTTCGGCAGATTGCAACATGCAACCTGGCGCCTACCTCACGATTTACTGTGAGGTGGTGATATCCACGACGGTTAATAGACCCACAATCCTGCTCAGCCACCTTGAACTTTTCCAGGGCAACAACCTTCAAGTCGATGTTCGTTGACAAGAAGTTAGCCTTGGATAGAAACTTAGTGGCCAAATAGGCGTCCCGGAAACCCCGCTGATCGATATAATGATCAGGATTAACTTCCAACTCGACCAACTGGCGATGTTCGTTGTTACTGAACAGTAACCAGCAGGCCAAGCTACGGGGACAGTCGAGAGAAGCAAAGTACAACTCGACAACCTTTGTCGTCATACCGTGATTTTGCATCACAGCGGTTCCTTTCAAGGCTATAGCTCGTGAAGGTGAGGTCCTCCCTGACAGCTAAATCAGAGAGGTCAGCGCTCACGAATCAATAAACCGATTCGTAAGTCGCAACAGCAGCGGCGAACTCCGGAGAGTTGTAGATAAACTCCGAAATGTGTCCAACCGCCTTCTTCCTCTGAGCTTCAGTGCTCCGTTTCGGGAACACACACTCGAGGTTGATAAGGATGTCCCCCAGTTTCAGGGTGGTATCCACGCTGTCCATCACCGGATGCACAAGCTTGGCCTGCACACGGATGACTTGGCTCCCCTTGGTCGGTCTCCGAACGGAAAACGAAAGACGCTTCTCGGCATCGAATACTGCGCCGGGAATTGTCCAAATCGCCACACCATTCGGATCGATTAGGGAAGGGATGTAAGCTTCTGCGCCGGTTGCGCCCGAAAGCGTGCCGTCCCAGAGCTTACCGTCGATTTCTGCAAATGCAGTCATTCTAACTCCTACTTGGAAACAAGTTGAGAGAAAAGAGCTACCGCAGAGTTGACATGACCACGAGAAATAGGATTCTTGAACTGTGGAGCAGGAAGATCTGCGAGCGTAATAACTTCACGCTTGCAGTAAATCGTCTTCCTGTACCGGTGTCCAAATAAAAACTCCCAAAACAAGTAGCCTACAACTCCTCTGTCAGAGCCAAACGTATTGAACGCAGGCCCTTCAGACGGTGCAGCTCCGTCGTGCCCGTACAGAGAAACGTACCTGTGGCGTTCTTCAACAATGAACACCGTCTTGTACGACTCTTTAAGGGTCAAACCGTCGAGAGCGCTTAAGTTACTTAACCAGTCACCGATCGGTAGAAACCAATCGACAACGAAGCTAAGAGGTAAAAGCTCCCAAGCGACGTTTCCTGGACTAGTGAAGCCCAGGGTAGCTGCCTGCCTTTTGAGTTTATCGGATAAGCCAAAACTCGAGCCGTACTTCACTCGAATCGTAGCTGTCCGCTCCTCATATATGGCAGAACGAACGCCGTTTATCACCGTTCCGTTGCCAAGGAGATGTAATTCCTTTTTAACGTACTTGTTCTTAGCGTGTCCGTTGGACTTAACCGGCGCACTTCGCGACATATATTCTGCGAGATGCTCTGCGGCGCCTTGAAGGTCGCCAATCAGTGGTTTAAGTCCATATTTCCATGCAAGGAAATCACTCGCGGCTCCCTTTGGGGAAGTCGGGAATAACACCTTGAAGGCAGACAAGATCCGACCTTTTTTCATTTCGGTCAAAGTCTTGGCAATCCTTTTCGATATGTCGACTATTTGATTCACAGTCTTCATACCTTGCATGAGTTCTGTCGCCAGATCTACTTTTTGGTTTTTCAACTTGACGTAGTGCCTTCTGAGCGCTGTTTTGCTCAAACCGGCCACCTCGTCTTGCCAATAGGCCAAGAGTGCAGCTCCATCTGTCGACAATCGGTCGTCCCTCGAACCTAGTACACTGGTCAAAGGATCGGAAGTATATCCGAGATCAGCCCATGGGAACCAACAAAAGTGCCCAAGGGGTAGAATCGATCCGAGTAGGTCAGGGTTAGTATAACTGAAGTTCGTAGGCTGGGCGTGCACTTTGCAGTACGCACCGTTCCCATATCCTTCAGTGTAACCAGTCTGCTGGAGGTATTCCAAGTCGTTAACTTTCGCGTCAACGGGCAAGTGTGGGCTTTGACGGCGCCACGTCCGAAATCCTGGACGAAGGCTTCGCTTGAGCTCCGGCACCCACTCAAAACGCGTTAGTTCAGCACGAGGATCGTAACCGTTAGACCGAATCCGAAAAGTGCCGTCAGGGTAGGCAATATAATGCCATCCTTCTGGTACTCTCCTCGGTTTCGCCCGTACAGGTCTGCTTCTACGCCAGTCTGCTTTGTCAGTAAGTAGCTCCTTTCGGAGCGTCTTATCCTTACCGGCGAGCTTCACTGGCGGAGGCTTTCTCG